CCCGCGGCCTCGGGTGACACACACATTAACAGAGCACCCATAGCCAGTGGGCACCCTCAAACTAACGCAATGGAAAGATATATTAAAAAAAAGATAGAATATTTAAATAAAAAATGCAATAAACTAGCCAATTACTCCCGACGGAAAATTATCCGTACCATCTCATCAATTCGAAATCGGAAGGCACCTGATCAACTTCAAGAACGGCTGCGTACTGCAGCAACTTTCTGTAACTCGCTTTGTCGTTGTAATACATCGTAATATACGACGCAACACGACTCTGCTCATCAGCAAAAACGCCCTCTTTGTCATTCGCGTAAGCGAGAGTAAACGCATGCTTATCCCCATAGTTAGGAACCGGACGGCCCCCTCCGTTTGGAAAAGTAAACCCTGCGAAGTCATAATCCTCAGTGGACTTGTACTCACCTACAATGCACCCCCCCTTCTCTAGTTCTGAAACGTAAATCGGGGCCTCAACATCATCAACGTCCTCCTCAATCGTATCATCACCCATCGTAAAAATGGGCCCCATACTTCTTCCGAGCCTCCTCTTCGCCAGTGCTGCCAATGCATATTGCTGCATCCCGTTTGTGATGATTGTTCCCAACCACCCGGATTTCTGAAGACCAGAAGTGCGTTGCTCGTAAAAGCTACAGGCCCCACATCTTGTGCACGCAGAAACTAGGGTCGTCGGGTAATTTTTCCCTTCGAACTTCATTCCATACAATGCCCTCAATGCGTTGTCCGCAATAACGCGCTCCCTGCCCTCGAACCTCCCGAGATTTAGCAAGACATCCCGAGTTAGGTTAGCAAGCCATGGTTGCATGCTCCAATCCCACTTCTTTTTGTCAGCCATAAAAGCTTTCCCTTTAAAGTGTTTCTTGAAGAACCGCCATTTCCCACCTCCTAGACTCCACCCAGCCATATTAGGGGTCGCCCCCCAATGTTTTACTAGCTTGTCGAAGACTCCTCCAAAGAACAGACGATGAACAATCGTGTCAACTACACTAACACTCGAAATCAGCCTCAAAGCACCAGTCGACCTTTTGTTGATACTAGCAGGTTCCTCTTTTATGAAGACTCTGATAGGATCTGAAGCAGGTCTGGTGGCGAGCTCATCTATTCTGTCCGCGACCAATCCGCACACCATAGCCAAGCGGTCATCCGGAACTCGACCGAGTGCGTCAAAACCAAAGAAGTCCTTGTTTGTCTTCGTCTTCAAGCAGTACGGGTAACCCGGACTGGAATTCTTGTCAACTTGATGCTCAATTATCTCCCTGATCCTAATAACACTGATCTCATCAGGATTAAAAAGACTCCACCCTCGGCCAAAAGCCTTAAGCGTCATCTCTAAAATCTCCGAATACTCCTCTCGAGTAGGCGCGACAGTTTTGTCCGCGACGTCATCACGATGCTTAACGTGCTGTCTAACACTCTCATCCACGGCGGCCTTATTCCGATTCGGCCAATCAAACATTCCATCGACGTAAGTAGATGAAAAGTCGCTAGGCTGGTATCCCCCATAAGCTAATTGCGAGGGATCGCGCCTGCCTGTCGGCTTGCACTCGCATCCTCTCGATCTGCTTCCAGCTTTTGCAACAGTGCGTCCAGACCAGGGCCGTGCATCGTCAGGAGAATCTCCTTCGGATACATGCACCCCAACTCTAGACACCTTTCCACCTTCTTCTCGTTTTTGGTCTGCTTCCTGACCACCGGCTTCAGTTTCACCGGAGCTTTGGCTTCCGTGAGCCTGGCATTCGCCGACCTCATTTCTTTCCTCAGCTCTGACACCGTCAAATGCATCTGATGCAACTCCTCTTTGGTTGTTAGCCTCTCGGACTTCTCCTTGGCCAGCTCGCTCTTCAGCGCTGATATTGCTACCATGTACTGAGCAGCTGCCTGGTCCGACTGACTCTTCGCCTCCATAAGAGCTCTCACTCTGTCCTTCTCCATTTGCACATGCAGTTGATCGTAGTCCTGAGCTTTCGTCGTGAGTGCTTCCACCCTCGCTAAAAGTTCCGCTATCTTCTTCTGACACGCTGCAATCTCCTGTGCCTCTTGCTTGATCTCCCCACTTGTCATTCTGATTTCCGGGTCCGCCCCGAATCTGAGACGCGCTGTCACGGCGTATCCAGGCCCCTCTGGAAGGGGCCCTTCCACGTTTTTTGAGACGACAGCATCGGAGTCGGGGTTACCGTCATTCAGGCCCGTTTTGAACCCAGACAACGACTTCCCGTGTCTCTTTTGCCTGCCAACCCAACGCGAATGTGCGTCGTCAAACTCATCGTCCTCGAAATTGCTAAAATGATCATCGTCGGAATAATCACTTCTCGCGCTAGATCGCGACCGACCGTGATCCGAATCGGAACGCCTGTCGTTTTCATAATCCTCCTCATCACGCTCATCCCCCACGAAACGGCCAAACACACCCTTGTGGTTCGCAGCCCAGACGCCCCTCTTTCTAGCCTCCGTCAAGTAATCCTCTTGGTCCACATAGTAGTACCTTCCTGAATTCTCGACGATCAACTCTCCTGGCGTTCCAGAATGCGAGATCTTTGTAAACTCTGCGTGCCTATCATCCAACACCCAAAACCATGAATGGCGATTACCAAGACTGAGCCTCTTCAACTTAGCCAGAACGAGCTGAACGTTAGCCCCATCTCCGTAAGTGCCATTATAATCGCCACAATGTAGTCCAACCACTTTGCCACCCACGAGATACGGGAATCCCGAACATCCCGGCTTCGTTTTGCCAGAATAAAACACCACGCCAAAAGTGGTTTCTCCCTCGAGGAAAGTCCGCACCGTCCCAAAAGAAGATACTCCACGATTAACGAGAGAAATGATCCTAGCAGAAACCCCCTCCTGCGTAATAACCGTCGTCTCTGCCGCTTTCGTGCTACATAATCCATGCGGGTTAAGCCTAAAATAAAATAAGTCCATATCCTCCAAAACATTCTCCTCCTCAGGGTCGGGCGTTACCACCAAATCCCGCATCCAAAAATTTCCTCTCTTAGTAACCAATGTGGTGTGATACTCCATCTTCGGACGGTATGCGTGGCAGTTCATAACTAAGAAACCGCCGAGCCTCACAGCGCCACAGAAAACGTTGTCCTCGATGTCGTTCTGGTCAGGCATTCCCAACGCAATGCCGAAAACCCCCTCAGGGAGTTTGTTCAATGCGTGGCGATCCGTTAGCAGACCGCGAATAGCGGAATGCCTCTGGCGCACCAATGGTAAGGCCTCAGACAGTAACTCGTCAAGATCCAACAAATCCTGCGGATCAAGCTGCGGCAGCACAGCAGGAATCACAGGTATACGACTCCGCCTCCACCTCAACAATCCGTTGACAATAATATACATCACAAAAGCACTGATAATCTGATTCTGGAAGGGATATTGAACCCCCTCCATCATCAAAACCGCCAGCGCTCCAGCTAAAAAAATCGAGAAATAAAAGAACACGTTCACAACCAAAGAGAAAAAGCTTGCCATGATTCCAATGAAACCCATCGCTAACTCACAATTTGTAGTAGATTCGTTTTCGTTAATGAAGAATTTGCAATAGATTTTTGTTAAAGAGTTTTGAGAAC